TGCGAGCACCATGATGCCCCCAACCAATCCAATCATACGCATAGTCCATGTAACGATTGATAGACTTACCAGGAGTTTTCATCCTGTCCTCAATCTCTTTCCATTGAACTTCATTTGTTAGATAACGAAGTTGCGTGTGAAGTGATGATGGAGAACCACCATACCTCTTAGCAAAATCACCCAATCCATAATAACGATTGGCAGATGTCCATTGAATCAGTCCGTAACCACGTCCGCAGTTACTCCAACTGGTTCTGCTACCACCTTCGCAAATGTTAGGAATAAACGTTGATTCCTGACGAATATTGCCCATGATGGTAGCAAGGGCGTTTCTGTCTTTAATACCACGATCCTGGAAATATGCCAGGGTAGCATTCTCATGTTCATTACACCCTTTACAAATTAACCTTTTCTCTTTAGGCTTTTCGGGAGCAACCTCACGGATTGCTGTCTTTGATGTAGGCTCCTCCTGAATAATACTGAATGGTGGATTGCTCACTGGGGGAGGAGGAAACACTGAAGGCAGTGTTGCCGAACTGGTTGTAACCGTTGCCAAAAGAGGCAGGGTTACTGTAAAGAAATTTTGCACTAGTTTTAATTGAATTCTACATCCCAATAGAAAAAGCGCACTTCCCCCTTCTCAAGGGGCAATTTCCTGGGCTCTAAATCGCACTCAAAGTCTCATAGTAAAAAAGCAATCTTTTTAAGGATTGCTTAAACATTATAAGTGATTATTTAGTACTTGTCAATCTTCGGGTTCCAAAGAGACAATCTCAAGTTCATCATCTTCTGGATCAATCCATTCATAAAACTCTGCAAGGATGGCACGAGCATCTGCTTTTGAAATTTTTTTGTTTGCAGCACGTTCAAGAGACCACTCTCTCACATGGGCAACAATATTTTCAGTCGTTGCGTTCATAATAATCTTTTCGGTAGTACCTTGAAAGGATGTTGCTATTGTAGAATGCAGGTTCTCCGTTGTCAAGGGACTCTGTGAGTACATTATTGGTGAAGAGTTGTCTTGTCTCTTCGTAGTTTGTTTTGCCCTTTGTTTTATGTAATGATAGGATAGTTCGACTAAAATTCTCTCTGCCAAATTTAATAATGTCTTCTTTAAGTTCCGGACAAGACCCATAATATTTTTTCCAGTCTGATTCTGCTTTAACTTTACGACTTTTACCTTTTGGAGTTCTAAATTGCCATAGATATTTTCTACCTATGTATTTTCGATCATTAAGTTTGTTTTCTATTAAATAAACAAATCCGAAATAATCTTCAATGTCTTTAGACTCAAAAGGTTCTCCATTATAATACCACGGATTATCGTAATCGCAACTCATCAATATAATCTAAAACATGATTCAGATATTTATTAGCAATCCACTTCTCGTGGCTTGATATTAATTCTTCGTCCAATTTAAATTTAAGTTTTTCTACTTTTGCTTTTAATGAATAAATGTCTGTTATATGAATCATAAAAAAAGAGGAGGGGTTACCTCCTCTATCTATAAAACTAACAAGTATTTTGACGTATTATTACAATTTAAAGCCACTAAATGTGTCCTTTTTCACATCTTGTTTAATTCCACCAACTACATAACTTTCTACTTCTGTTTCCTGGGGAGCCACCTGGAGACCTTTAGAGGAAATCCAGTGCTGAGTCCAAGGAAGTGGATTGTTGTTTGCCGAGATATCGTATTGTGGTTTTAATCCAATCGCCTTTAACCTTCTATTAGCAATCCACTCAACGTATTGTTGAAGAAGTTTATCGTTAAGTCCAATCATACTGCCATCTTTGAACAGATAATCTGCCCATCGTTTTTCTTCATTTACAGCACGATTAAACATCTTATATGTCCACTCTTCCTCTTCTTTCATAATTTGTTTCATTTCCGGATCATCACCATCACGCCATTTATTCAGAATATTCTGAGTAATGGCTAAATGTTGGTTTTCGTCTCTTGCGATAAGAGAGATGATTTTAGCGGATCCTTCCATAAGCTTAAGTTCGCCAAAGGCGAAACTACAAGCAAAACTAACGTAGAAGCGAATACCTTCAAGAATGTTAACGTTTGCGACTGCTCTGTATAATTTTCGTTTAACATCATTGAGACTCTGTTGTGCATATGTAACTTTTTCAAGATTGTGCATCCAAACATTGGATGAACCATAATCCTGAGATGCCTGAATAAAGTCATCATATGACTCTGTAACGCTTTTAGCACGTTCCAGAATACGTTCATCAGTAATGATCGTATCAAACACTTCACTTGGATCAGAATAGATATTTTTAATAATGTATGTGTATGAACGACTATGAATCATCTCCATAAATCCCCATACTTCCATACATGCTTCCAACTCAGGCAGTGAGCAATATGGAATGAAAGCCATTCCAGGTCCACGACCCTGAACAGAATCAAGCATAATCTGATACTTCAAATTTGATGTATAAATGTGTTTCTGTTCTGGACGCAAAGTTTGATAGTCACCACGATCCTTCTGGAGTGACACCTCTTCGGGTCTCCAGAAGTATCCTAATTGCTGTGTAGTCAGTTTATCGAAGACTGGATATTTGTATGAATCATATCGTTGTATCCCAAGGGGTTTTCCAAAAAACATCGGTTGTTTTTTTATATTCACTTGCTCAGTATTAAAAACCGTCATCCCCTTGACTTGTGTTTGATCTTCCGTAGAAGAAATTTTAAACTGCACAGGATTCACACTCTCCCTCCTCTACTGAACTTAACTCACTTAGCAAATCTTGAAGTTTGGGTTTCTCTTCCGTCACCTCATCAGTTTTAATATCATAGGTATTTTGATAATAGGAAGTTTTCCACCCGTACTTATATGTAGTCAAAAGATCTTGTGCCATTATCGAAGTAGGAACTTCATTGTCTGGATAATTCTCTGGGTTATAGGACCAGTTTCCACTAATCGCCTGATCGAAGAATTTTTGCATAACAGCAACAATATTGATATACCCACGATTGCTAGGCATATCCCACAGAAGTGTATAATTATTCTTAAGTGTTTGATACTGAGGAACAATTTGCTTGAGTGGTCCCTTCTTTGATTTCTTAACGGACAAGTAGTCTCTAGGTGGTTCAATTCCATTGGTTGCGTTTGACACAACGGAACTGCTCTCCGATGGCATCTGTGCGGACAGTGTTGAGTGCCTGAGGCCGTGTTCCAAGATAGATTCTCTAAGTGTTTCCCAATCATGCTGGTAAGGAATAGAAGAGATTTCGTCTACATCTCTTTTGTATGTATCAATTGGAAGAATGCCATCAGCATATTTGGTTCGACCAAAATATTCACAATGTCCCTTTTCTTTTGCAAGTTGATTTGACGCCTTTAAAAGATAATATTGAAACGATTCAGATAGACCATGAACTGCGTTCCAGGATTCTTGAGAATCATAGTTAAATCCAAGTTTTGCCAAATAATGTGCTAAACCAATAAATCCTACGCCAAGTGATCTTCGTGCCTTTGTAGCACGTTCTGCTGCTATTACAGGATACTTTTGATAGTCAATCAATTCATCTAGTCCACGAACAGAAAGATCACAAAGTTCCTCAAGTTCTTCATCGGATTTTACTTTACCTACATTAATCGCAGAAAGAATGCAAAGTGCAATCTCACCCTTACCATCAATATGCTGAATTGGATAAGTTGGTAAAGTAATTTCTTGACAAAGATTACTCATCTCAACTTTATCTTTAAAGGATGAATGAGAATTGCAATGATCGATATTCATGATATAGATACGACCCGTCTCAGCCCTTTCTTTAAGAAGACTAAGGATGAGTTCTTGTGCTTTAACAGTTTTCGACGGAATGGACGAATCGTTTTCATATTGAACGTATAAATCGTCAAACTTGTCTGTGCCGAAAGAATCATAAAGTCCAGGTGTATCATGCGGGGAGAAAAGCGTGATCTCACCATCTTGAATAAACCTTTCATAGAAGAGTTTACTGATTTGGATGCTGTAATCAAGTTTACGAACACGATTGTCCTCCGTACCTTTATTGTTTTTAAGAACTAAGATATCTTCTATTTCTTGGTGCCAGATTGGGAAGTGTACTGTCGCGGATCCACCTCGTATGCCATTTTGCGTGCAACATCTGACAGTTGCTTCAAACTTTTTGAGAAATGGTATAACACCCGTGTGCGAAACTTCTCCCCCTCTGATTTTACTGTTGATGCCACGGATTCGACCAGCGTTGATGCCGATTCCCGCCCTCTGTGACACGTATCTGCCAATAGCCATATCACTGCTAAAGATACTATCGAGGGTGTCATCAACATCAACAAGGACACAGCTAGCAAATTGTCTAAGCGGAGTTCGCACTCCTGCCATGATTGGTGTTGGGATGTTGATTTTGTGTCTTGAGATTGCGTCATAATACCTCTTAACGTATGACATTCTAGTTTCTTTTGGATATTCGGCAAATACTGTCAATGCAATCATCATATACATGAATTGAGGAGTTTCATATACTCCTCCAGTGCTCCTATCTTGTACAAGATACTTATCAACTACCTGTCGAAGTCCAGCATAAGTGAATAAGTAATCTCTATCATGACGAATAAAAGAGTTTGCAAAATCAATTTCCTCTTTAGAATATTTGTTAAAAATATCGGAGTCATATACTTCTGCATTTACGCAGGCATAAATGTGCTCTTCAAGATGAGGAAGTTCCATCATCTTTCCGTAAAGTTGTTTACGAACTGCAAACAACAAAAGACGAGCAGCAACATATTGGTAATTTGGATGATCTAAGTCGATCAAATCTGAAGCAGATCGAATCAAAATTTCTTGAATTTCTGCAGTAGAAATTCCACTGTAAAATTGAATGCCAGACTTCATTTCAACTTGACTTGCAGAGACACCAGCAAGATTTTTACATGCCTCTTCCACCATTATATGCATCTTATCTAAATCAAGAGATTCGATCAATCCATTTCTCTTGATTACTTTTGTACCATTACTCATACTTTTTTCCAGGTAGTAAATTTAAGTTTTGCTTCTAATCCAGAATATACATTAGATTCTATCACGTTCTGAACATTGAGTCCAGACAAAACCATATCATTAATATCCTTTTCTTTTATTGATGAAGGCCAAATGACAACTTTTTGTCCCATTTCGATGACACGGGAAATTCTTGATAGGATTTCTGAATTGCGTGGTTCGTTATCGTATATCCAAACAGGATCATTAATGCCCCACTTACTAACATCACCATCAGCTCCACACATAGCAATCGCATTGCAAATGAATGTTGAGTCAAATGGTCCTTCGGTGACATATACAGTTTTGTTTTTTTGAACTTCATCGAGTCCATAGATTTTTGGTGCGTCATCTCTCAGCATTACAGTAATGTATTTAATCTTACTTGGACCAAGTGCTCTACCTTGAAATCCAACTAAAGTATTTTGATAGAACAGAGGAATAATAATCCTAGGTTCATCTTTAGTAGTATCATCGAAGACTTCTTTTAAAGAATTTGTCCACGATTTAAATTTATCTGTGTAATAAAATTTATCCGGATTTATTTTTCTACTTTCTAAGTATCCTCTTGCCTTTTGATTTTCTTTTGCTTTTGGCAAATTCAACTTTGGTTTGAATTGAGGTGCCTCAAAATGAAACACAGGTTCTTCTACTATAAAATTCTTGCCAGTATGACCTTCTTTAAACTTATCAAAAGTATATTGTTTATAAATTACAGAATCTATCTGTTTAAGAAAATTGTTAAATGAAATGTTTATCCCGCAATTATGGCACTTAAAGTTTGTATTATTTTTAACTTGATATAGGTATCCTCTTGCTTTATTTTTATTCCTTTGAGAATCTCCACAAATCGGACACCTAAAGTTATAAAGATTATTCTTTATTTTTTTAAACTTTTGGAATCGGGAAGAAATCAAATTGATGTATTTAACATCAACAAAATCCATAATTAAGACTTAAAGTTGCGTTGCTCTATTATAGGTCTTTGATAATCGGGTGTCAAGATTTCAATAAATTGAGAATTATTTGTAAAAAAAGTAATACAGGCAATTGCACCAATAGCCATCCAAACTCTTTTTTCTATGGACTGAACTCTTGACACAACGATGCTATAATCGCTGTCAACTTTATCACGGAGTTTGTCAATTTTAGTAAAGAGTAAGTTGTCAATTTCTTCTTGTTTGGTAATTCTTTGCTCATGGACGGCAAGCATTTTACCTACATTACTATTTACCTCACTCATCTTTTCAATAGCATCATCAATTTTAACAATAATATCTTTTAAATCTTCTAATTTTTGTTCTAAAATTGCTACTTTAACTTCTTCCATTGTTTTGGGTATTGTAGGTATCCCAATTCAATCTGTAATTTTGAATTCTGCTTCTTTTATTTATTTTTTAAGTAATCTAACCAAGGTTTTCTCTTACCTTTCCAAAATCTTTTTTGAACTTTTCCCATGACAGGATCAAATCCTGCAACAGGTCCTTTTGGATTTGCTGATCCACTAAATCCACCTGAACTACCAGGAGCATTTGCTACCATCTGCTCTCTAATTATTGAAATAATCCAATCAATCTTCTTCTTTTCCATTGTAGACTTTTTGAAGTTCTTTTAGACAATTATCATCTAATTCAATTTCATGAATACTTGATTTTGGATATTCTGGCAATTTTTCCAAAAAAATAATAAAGCTTTTTAAAGGAGGCCACAATTCCTTCTCAATCTTAAAAAATAACATTGGAGTTGCTGCCTCACCAAATATATTATATAAAACTATAAAATGATTTAAAATAAGATGAGTTTTAAGTTGCCCTTCCCTCTTATACCTCTTTAAAAGTCGCTTAATATATTTGAAATGATTTAAATCTTTTTCAAAGTCTTCTCTTGTTACTGCCTGAGGATTTTCATAATTTTTAATTGCAAATAAGAGAAAATTGTCCGCATTCAATTCATTAAATATCATACCTTATCAAACTGGTGGATATGTTGGAGTATTACCAGTGCTAATTCCCGACATTGCTACAAGAGTTTCCGTTTTAACTCTCAAATTACCTTCAGCATCTTTGTATGTAGTAACACCTACCCATCCTTCATGCGTGAGAGCATATGATGTTGTTTGCGCAGCATTTGCACCACCCTCGGCTACACCATAAACATATCCATCATGCCCACCCGTTACTCTACTAAAAACAACCGCAGCCGCAGCAGTAATTGCAGAAGCAATAGTTGAAGCAAGGGATACTGAAGTTGAAGCAACAGAAACTACAACTTTCGAAACAGAACCACTGGTTAAAGTATCACCAGCAATTACTCTCGAAACACTATTAACCAAAACAATATTAGTTCCAACACCTGCAGTGTATGTAGCAGCAGTGTTTAAAATAGTAATTGTTTCAGTATTATTTCCAAATTGTTGTTGATATTTTTTATCATGTATTGTGAATTTTGGAAGTTGACTTATTTGAAATGAACGTCCAGAAATTGCAGCACCACTCAATCCAGAAGTTGATGCAATAGAAAGTTGTGTTGTGCTTGCGATACTAACAATTACTGCATCACCAACATAAGTTCCATTACTCTTAAGTCCAAATCTAATTACATCACCAGTTGCTGCAGCACCCACTTGTCCAAAAGTCGTGCCACTTCCAGTTACAACAAGAGTTCCATAATTGAGAGATACTGTTCCACCAGAACCCTTATTGTCAAGATTTCCCCAGAGTGCCATGTGTTTTTTCCGTAAAAATATGCTATGAGTATTTATAAAAAACGGAGATCTTTAAAAAAATCTCCGTTTGCAATATATTTTTTATTTTTTATCAGCAATTCTTGAGAAGTGCTGTTCTTACTGTAAGTGCAATAACATTATCAACATCATTATCAGTAGTCTTGACATAACGGTCAAGAAGATCACATACAAGTCTCTTGGTGTGGCAAGAGTTCATTGCTACAAGAAGAAGTGGTTTTACTAATTCTACGAGTGCGCCCATGATGTCCTCCGAATATGAAAGTGTCCTAACCTATTTAGGAATATCAATCTCCCGATCGATACCCTCTAATACCAATACCTCTCGAATAAACATCATCTGGGTATGGGTCTTTTTGTTTTGGTTTTGGTTGAGTTTTTGTTTTTTCTGCTGCTGCTTTTTGTGCTGCTTTATTCTCTGGAGTTCCGATCAAAGAAGCAGCACCATGTTTTTTCATAATTGATTGTCTAACCAATTCAAGTGCATCATTCGATGTATTTTCTTGTTGAACTGCCCCAGACATTTGTTTTTTCTTTTGTTGTAAGGAAATTTGATCTGCAGCAGTTAATTTTCTTTGAGCCATTGCTAACTGCCTTTGAGCAGCAAATTGCTGTGGAGTCGTTGGTTGCAAATCTTCATTTGCTTCTACTTTTTTAGGAATACCTTCATGCTTTGTTTTAGCAAAATCACGAATTTTCTTTTCACTCATTGTATCAACAATTTTAAGAACTGCATCACTTACTTCACTTCTTGGAGTATTTCCTCTTTTGACTGATAGAGCAAGTCCAAAAAGTTTTTGTTGCTGTTCACTTTCTGCCTTTTCATCAAGTTGAGATTCTTCACCTACAACTTTACGAACATCTCTTGCAACTTTACCTACTGTTTTTACCCCAGATGCAACTCCTTTTCCAAACTCAGAAGCACCCCTTCCAGCAACTCTCAATGCTTTACCAGCAGTTGCAGTTGCTGCTCTATGACGTTCCATACCTTTCTGATATGCATCAAGAGCACCAAGAACACCTTTAGCAATTCTATCCTTTAATGGTTTTTTGGCAGGTTGTTGCTTTTTGGCACTTGCAACAGCAGATTGTTTCTGAAGTGCTGCTTTCATTCCCGATGGTTTGGATGCAGATGCTTTTGTCTCTGCTTCTCTTCTTGCTGCTTTTTGAGCACGAAGTCTTTGCAATGATTTTCCAGTTGGTTTTCCTGATTTAAATGCAGTTCCCTTAGCAGTCACTGGTTCAATTCTACCACTTCTCCTTGCTTCATTTAAAGTGTATTCTTCAGATAATTCAAATACAAAATCAACAAAACCCTCAAGTCCGAGTTCTTCAATGAGAATATTTACTCCAACCTCATTCAATCCCATTTCATAAAAATATTCAGTTGCAATATTAACAGTTTCATAAATAAATTCTTCATCAAGTTCTACCATCTCAAGAAGAGTTCCACCAAACTTTTCAACAGATTCTCTTACACCATCACCAAGATTAAGAGTTGGGTTAATTACAACTTTATTATTAACTTGCTTTTCTGTTATTTTTTGATCTTTTTTACTTTTATCAATTACTTCAACAATTTCAGATAACTCTTCTCTCCAGTTTGAGAAACCTTCTTTTACTTTTTTCTTTCCACCCATCTGATCCTTACCAAGTCTTCCAGCAATTACATCTCCTCTAGTAACTTTATCATATGGAGGATAATTATTTGCTAAGTTTCCATCATTAGGTTTTTTTTCCTCCTTCATACCCATTGCCCTTTTAACTTGGGCAATGCGTTCTTGTCCTGTCTTTCCCTGGAATTGAGGTGCGTTTAATTTACCTCTACGAATATCCTTTGCATCTTTATTCAATTCGTCTCTTTCTCGATGTGCAATTCTTCTTGCACGTCTTGCACCAGATCCTGGAAGATCAGAAAATTCACTTCTTTTATCTCTTGCGGTGGCCCTTTCGTGCTCTGGTTTTAATTTATCCACTTTTGCTTCAGAAATAGCAATTTGCTCCAGATAAACTTTTGAAATATCGTTCAGAGGATTGATAGACATTTTTAAGCACTTACTTTCTTTTTCTTATACTTATTTATGAAATCCAAAAATGCTCTACCACCTTTCTGTATATTTTCCCTCCCTAACGTAGATCCCGGAGTTTGCTGTATCGCATATTTTAAATAACCAGTAGTTCCTGCCAATGTGTTTGGTTTTCCAGGAAGTCTATACATACTATTCATTTTGACTTCAGTGTATTCCATAACATCTTTAATCCAGGACTTAAACATATTATCTTGCTCCGTAACACAAATCAAATAATTTGTTCCTCTACGAATAATTTTGCCCACTAATCCAGTATTTAAGTTTTCTACAATATCACCAATTTTAAAAATATTTCCTTTAATATAGTTTTCACGAAGAGTTTCCTGATCAAATTTTGGAGCAATTTCCCAAAGAGAATATGATTCCTTCTTAATCTTTGATTTTTTTACTCCCATTCCTTGACGAATTGCATCAAATAAAGTTTGAGTGTCTCCATCATCCAATGTCTTTGGAGTTCCTCTGCGGAATGAGGCAAAATCGTTATCCATAACTGCTTTTCTCATTTTAGAGGCAGACATTCCTTCCACCCCTTCAGAATCAGCATCACGAACTCCAGCAGAAACAACACGGATAAGATCAAAAGTATATAAATCACCATTATACTTTTGAGATAGATTTTCAAATTCCGATTGACGATCTGAACCCACTACCAAATTAACATTTTGATATCCCTCTGCATTCGCCGCAATTAGAACATCAAAAATTGTTTTCATATTTGGGTCATTAATAATACGCTCACCAAAATTTGGGAACATTTTTCTCATGTATGAGATTTTTGTATCTGGTGGTAAAGGATTCTTTTTAGCATCTTGAGTTCTTGACGGATATATTTTTAAATCTCCACCAACAGAAACTTTATCTGCAGTTTTTAAAAGTTTTTCGTGCCCAATAGTTGGTGGATTAAATCTACCGAATACAACAGTTAAAGTGTCTCCATCCTCTTTTGGTTTTTCTACTTGAGAAGTGGATGGTGCTTGTCTAATATCTGGTGAAATTGCCGGTTGAGGTTTTGTTTGAGTTGCTGCTATTTGTTGACTTCTTGGGGTTCTTACTTGATTTGGATCTCTCCCACCAATTTTTTGTTTTTGATTGAAGAATTTTAACTTACCCTTTTCAGTTTTTGCTACAAATTCCCCACGAGCATCTAACCAACCACCATGCCCATCACTCTTTAACCCAAGTTTCTTCGCCTGCATTGTTGCTTGCGATTCTGATGCTTCAGATAAGAATTGGAAAAAACTCTTCATATTATTTTTTGTTATACTTTTATTTATTTTTTTCCATTTCTTATATTTATGGAGATAATCGGACTCGAACCGATGACATCTTGCTTGCAAAGCAAGTGCTACTACCAACTGAGCTATATCCCCGATGTAGAAAGTATAAGACCCACTCAACTAAAAGTCAAGTGGGTCAGAGCAACCTTCCGATTTATTTATCAATCACACTTAGCAATAATTTCGTTTTTCCACTCTTCACTCATATTTAACATAATTTTTTCTGCTGCTTCTTGTGTCTCAGCATAACCTCCACCAAGAAGATACTCAAGAACTACATCATAAACATCAATTTCTTCCGTTGCCATTCTTGTAGCAAGTCCAGATGCTCCAGATGCAACTTTAGAAGCTGCTGCACCTATTGCACTCTTAACTCCCCTTTTGGTTTTTGCCTTAATATTTTTTGCACTTTGTTTTGCTCTTCCGGCAACATCAGATGCTGCCTGTCCAGCTTTTCTTGCAGCACTATAAGCACCTACTTGTGCCTGAGCAATTTTCTTTTTAATTCTGCCTTTGATATCAGCAGCAACTTTTGCTCTTAGTCCTCTTCTCTTTTCAGGATCTTTTGATCTTGCTGCCATTCCTGCGGCAGGATGAAGATTTCTTTTAGTAGCATAAGCAGCTACTGGTTTATCTACTGCACGAAACTTTGCTTCTTTTCCAGCTTCTTTTGCTTTTGCAACACCAGATTTAACTGCTGCTTTTGCTTTTCCAAGTGCAGACTTAACAGCACCCTTCACTTTAGAAATTGCTTCTGCTCTTTTTTCTTTTCTAACTACTTCTGCACCTCTACGTCTTGCTTCTTTTGCAGACTTTTCCGATGCTGCCATTTCCTTTTTTCTTGCAGCAGCACGAGCTGCCATATCAACTCTTGCTTCCGAAAGAACTTCTTCAAAAATTTGCTCTACTTCATCAAATTCATATCCTTCATCAAGCATCTCATCAATTGTTTCTTCAACAATTGCATCAATTTCATCATCGGTTAAATCTTCAATGCCAGCAAATTCATCTGACATTTCTTCTAACTCATCTCTGAGTTCTTCATCGTAAACAGCAGTATAAGCTTCACACAAACCTCTAAGTTCTTTAGAATCCATTTTTCTACAAATACTTTTTTAGTTATTTATAAAAAAAGACCCTGTAAGGGTCAAACTCCAAGAACAGCACCAAGATTATCATCAATACTTTGAATAACTGAACGAATGTCAACAATACGAGGAGGGACACTCACTTCATCATAAGTATATCCTCTCTGTGCTTCAAAGAGAACTTGACGAACTGCTGCTGCAGCACGAGCATCCATTTTAACTGTTACTTGTTTTTCTCTAGTCACAGATCTCCCTCCACACGATTTTCAGAACGATATACATCAAAAGTGCCTTCAGGATAACGAGCACTCAGTTTTTCATAGTTCATTTGAAGAACTTCTTCAAAGTTAGTATCAAGTGCCATACAAGCTTGCGCAAGATACCAACAAATATCACCAAGTTCTCTCTTCATATGGAAAACATTTTCTTCATTATAAGGTTTTCCTTGCATTACAATTTTCTTTACAACTTCAGTAAATTCTCCTGCTTCTGCTGTCATACCAAGGGCAGCAGTTAAAAGACGAGGAACATCTGCATCATTCGTTGCTTCAAGTTCAGTCATACGTGCAAGAAGTGCTGCAAAATCACTACTTGCGGGACTTGTAGTTTGACGAACAAACTCAATATATTTTTTTGTATCAATAACTTTATTTTCAGTCATAGTAAATTTAGTAGATCCATCAGGAAGAATTTCTTTGTTAATATTAATCAAAACTTAAATCCCTCAAATGATTTTTTAGGTTTCTTTTCTTCATAATCATACTCTTCTTCTTTGCCATTGTCAAGAATATCTTCTTGTGCCGACTGTTCACAATCATAAAGTCTCATTTTAGCACGATCAATACCGATTACAAAACGTTTGTGAATAGTGGGATCATTATAACGATTCTTGAGCTGTTTGACTAGAATCTGTCCAAGTCCCTCCAGTTCTTCTGTACTAATTAAAGCAAACATAAGATCTGCAGTAGCAGGAAGTCCAAAAGATTCTGAAGTATCGGTTAATTCAACATCAGAAGAACCATAACCACTTCTTGTAGTTTGTGTTGCACTCACGATTGGAACATTAAACTCGCAAGCAAGTCCCCGAAGTTCTTCCGCAATTGCCTTAATAAAAGTGTATGAGTTAATGTTGCTGTTTCCACGATAACGAGAGGAAGAACAAATATTAAGATAATCAATAAAAATAATATCTGGTTTGAAAGACTTCTTGAGGGAAAGTTCATTCAACAGAGATTTGAAATGTCCACTGTGAGCAGATGCGGTTGGATACTCTTTAATAATCAAAGTACCTTGAGTTTTCTTTGCAAGATTAGTCACCTTACTCTCAAACATTGACTTTGGAAGTTCATTGAGTTGCTGAATAGGAATATTCAAAAGATTTGCATCAATTCTTTCAGCAATTCGTTCCTCCGCCATTTCAAGAGTGATATACAAAACGTTCCTGCCTTGCAATAGGACGGAAGCAGCCACGTGGCACATAAAGAGACTTTTTCCGACACCCGTACCAGCAAGAGCGATATTGAGAGTCTTATTAGGTAAACCACCTTTTGTGATTTTGTTAAAGTATTCAAGGTCGAATTCAATTTTCTCTTCCTTTCTATGATAGGACTCATAACGTGCTTCGTAGTCTAACAGATAATCGTGTCCGATGTGCGTATCAAAAGATACAGCAAGGGCATCTGAAAGAATTGACGGGATGCTATCACGATTCTTCTTTTCATCTTTATTATCTGCAATATGAATAGACTCCATCAATGCAAGATAAATGGCACGATCACGGCACCATTTCTCAGTCGTATCAACTAACCAGTTGAATTCTGCAGGAACGTCATCAAGACATTCAATTAGATGTGTGATTTCTTTGAAAGAGGTGTCGTTAATATCTTGACGTTTTTCTACTTCAATACAAAGAACTTCTTTTGTTGCAAGTTCATTATATTGTTGAATAAACTTTAGAATCTCTTCAAATACAATTTTTTGATTAAAATCTTCAAAATATTCAGACTTAATAAATGGAATAACTTTTCTTAAATAAGTTTCATTATAAAGAAGATTGCGAAGAATTAAAAACTCAACTTTGTCCATAAGGCATATCAAATACAAATGTTATTCTTGTTTTATCACCAATATTAACTGTTCCGTGAGGTAGTTTATTATTAAACCAAAAAAGAGTTCCTGGTTCAACGATTACACTATCAGTTCCACAGAAATATTGATATCTTCCCAAAATAGAAAGGTGATATCTATCTCTTGTTAGATAATAAGTTCCTTCATCAATATGTGCTCCTACAATTTCATCAACAGGCAAAGAAAGAAAACCACAACGGTGCAACTCTCTATTTCTAAATTGTTTACGTATGATCTTTCTAATTTCACTGTGATGCTCATATGCAGGAGTCTTAATATTAATTTCAGAGTCCCCAACAAAGTCTTCTTTACTTTTAACTCCACCTATTATAAGTTGAAGAGCACTTACTGGCAAGTCAGCAAATCCCCTATCAACTAAAGACTGAGAATCTTTCAATTGTTTTTGATGATCCCAGTCTTGTGGATATTTTTTGAGTTGTTCTACAACTTTTGATACATTGATTCTTGTCTTCAGAATCTTAATCATTTGCCATAACTGAACTCCTCTCTTGCAATCGCATCAAGTTTTTGCATCACTTCATCAGTGAAATACTCTTCTGGGTTTGCAAGAATTTGTTTGGCATAAATCTTCTTACCATCCATTTCATAACGTCCTGCTACATTCTTCCAGAGTCCACCAAGTTCACCAAGTTCCAAAAGACCATAGTAACGATCAAGACCGCGCTCATCATAATACAAACGGATCTCAACATCTTTATTCTCCTTACTCAAACGCGATTTAGCAGTCTTAGCCTTGATAATATTTCCGACCACTTCCGTTCCATCCTTTTCTTTCTTTTTGCTGAGATAAATGATCGTAGAGGCTGCGTATTTGAGTCCAGAACCTCCTCCCATTTCTTTCGTTGGTACATAAGCTCCGATGACATCGTATGTATGATTTGTGACAATGAGTGGAACATTTGCTTGTCCTAATTTAAGTGTTAGCATTCGGAAAGCACCTTTAATAAGTTGAGATTTAGTCATATCCCTAACTTCTTTTTCATTCAGTGCATCATTAATTTCTTTACTTGTAGAAAGCATACCCAAAGAGTCTAACACAAACATACAAGGTTTGCGGTCTTCTACCGGTGCCTTCAGATATATATCTACTGCTTTGAGTGCTTTTGTACGAAACTCTTCTATAGTAACAACATTAACAACAACGAGACGAGTAGTATCAA